TTGGTAGCAGGTTATGAGTTATTTGTTTGGTTTCAAAAGGAAAGCGACTACACTTTTTTTTCATTGGAACACGACCCAAATGAAGGCTGGCATGAATATACTTTGATTGAAAAAGAGGTGCCAGATGAATAGTAACATACCCTTTAATTATTATGATGTAGGACGAGGATGGGATGAGACCAACAAAGGTTGGCACACAATCATAATAGAAAATACACAATCATTTAGGCATTTAGATATGGTTAATTGGTTGTATGATAGAATAGACAATCCAGAAAAACATAGTAGATGGGTTAGATTACAAAATAGTTCAGGTTTTAAATTTAGATACGAACGTGATTACATATTGTTTACATTAACATGGTCTTAGAATACAAATGGCAATTGTCGCAAGTTAACGAGGTAAATAGAGCACTTCAAATTGTGTATTATTTAAAAGAGCAAGGACTATTAAATAATATAGATTTTACATTTAAGTTAAATCCCCATATACAAACAACTGAATTTAATTTTGTAAACCCCGTTACAGAAATGTATATTTCAATGATAACACTAAAGTTTTTATGAACAGCCCTATTGTAAAATATTCACATAAGAACAAACATGTTGTAGAATGGCCTGATTTAGGACCAGTTTCAAGCATTACATCCCGTACAAAGCTACTAAAAATATTATTTACGGATATAAAAGCCTTTGAAGTTGGACTAATGATACAACTTGCTGGATCACAATCTGACATTCTTTGGATATCTGCGTCTATTGCTTATCAGGATGTAAACGATTATTACTCCGACTATTTACAAGATATGTACAAGATTAAAGGGGTAGTTTTTACAGAACAAGGGTGTGCTGATAAATTTTATGATTTTTTAGAAAAAAAATTAATGTGGAAGATACTTAGTAATTAATTATATGGCAAACGTAATAAAAACAAAACTTATCGAGGGTGAAGGGTACGTTGTACTTGAAAATATCATCCCATTTGAATTAATTGATGCAATAACAAACAAGTTAGATACACTACAACCAGTACGGGCTTCAAGTTCAAATAAAAAGTATGCTGAAAAGGACGATATAAAATCATTATCAGACATAAGTGTTTGGTGGAGCCAAATGGTTAAACATTGGCCTGAGGTAAAAGAAATTAATAATATCCTACTACCAAAGGTCAGACAGCATTTAACTAGCGCAGAGTTTTATGCAAGCGATATCGTAACAATTGAAAAACACAGTAAATGGTACAATCCGCATGTTGATACGCCCCATCGCTTTAAAAAATATAATTATGATAGACGTTTATTGGGTATACAAGCAATCATACCATTGTTTGATTTAGACAACATGAACGGGGCTACTGGTCTAGTACCTAACAGTCAAATCAAAGATTTTAATATCAATTTGTGCTATCAAGGATTTTATGATACTTGGTTCATGAAAAACTGTATCCAGCCTAAACTTCCTAAGGGCAGTGTTTTATTTTACAACTGTAGACTATTGCATAGCAGTATGCCTAACCCTACTAACGATAGTCGCCCAGCACTCTTGCTTAATTATTTGGAACGTAGTATTATTGAAGATGTAATGCTAGTAGACAATATATGGGCAAGCAATGGCAATCAATAATACTTTATACGAATTACATCCAGTTATCGAATATGTTGATCAGGTAAAAAATAACCCCACAGATCACACAAGAGTAACCTTTACAGTTAAGGGTGATGTCAAAGAAATAATAAAATGGTGCCGCAGAAACTTTGGTGAGCGTGGGGATGGTTGGGACTTTGTAGGTGGCACTAAACATGTCCAAATAATTATTTGGTCTAGTAAACTATTAGTAATGTGGCAAATGTGGCAGGAATGACATGGCAAATGATATAATGATTGACCTGGAGACACTTGACACAAGTCCTTATTGTGTTATACTTACCATCGGGGCTGTAAGATTTGACCCTAAAGGTCAAGGTGTTGTTGAACGATTAGAGTTGCGTCCCACTATTGAGGATCAGACAGAAATACACAATAGAGTTATCAACGAAGATACATTGCGTTGGTGGAGTACACAAAGTCCTGAAGCAATGGAAGAAGCATTAGGAGATAAAGATCGTATTTCATTTAAAGAATGTATGGAGCAATTATACAAGTTCTGCTGGAACCGTCGTGCTGTATGGAGTAATGGTGCGGCGTTTGACGTTGTAGCATGTGAAACAGGTATGCGACAAACACTAACTGATTATCCTAATCCTATACCCTGGCCCTTCTACACTGTTCGTGATACTAGAACTCTATATGAAATTGCTGGCGTAAAGTTAAAAGACGGTGGACATAAGACTAGTCACAAAGCAGTAGAAGATGCTGAACGACAAGCCATCGTTGTACAGCAAGGTTATATGAAACTAATGAAGGCAGGATTCATGGCATGAAGATATACGGAGAAATGTTACCCGGTGTGCAAATTATTGAACATAAAAAGTATTACGATCCTCGAGGTGATTTTTGTGAAGCATGGAAAAACTTAACTGATAACATGCGTGGAACATTTAGGCAATTAAATTTAGCAACATCGAAGAAAGGTGTACTTAGAGGTATGCATAGACAAAATCAAACAAAATTTGTTATGCCCGTAACCGGTACTATTTTCGATGTAGCATTAAATCCTGAAACTGGTAAATGGGTAGGCGTAGAATTAGATGAATTTAGTGCCTTATTTATACCCCCTGAATATGCACACGGGTATCTAGTTTTATCAGACACCGCAAAGGTACAATATATAATAGACGCCCCTTATAATAAGAGTGAGGAAGAAAATTTTAATTATAACGATTATGCCATTTCTTGGCCTATCGATGTACCGATTATATTGTCAGAAAAGGATTCTAAATGAAAATAGGTTTCAATTGTTCAAGTTTTGATTTGTTACATGCTGGTCATGTAACAATGTTAAAGATGGAGAAGCAACTTTGCGATTACTTAATTGTAGCATTGCAAGTTGATCCTACTATAGATAGACCTGGAATCAAAAATAAACCTATTCAAAGCGCCTACGAAAGATATGTTCAATTACAAGCATGTAAGTATGTTGATGAGATTTTAATCTATGAAACAGAATATGACTTATTACAAATGCTCATGACGCAAACTATCCACATTCGCTTTCTAAGTGATGAATATCTAAATCGTGATTTTACGGGCAAGCAGTGGTGCATGAACAACGGAATTGAGTTACACTATCATAAGCGGCAGCATGATTACAGTTCAAGTGAACTACGTGCAAGAACACACAGACTTGAAAATTTAAAGAACGCTGAGAAAATTGAAAACGAACCTCCCCAATATTCTCCTGATTTAATTAAACATTTATGAAATTTAACAGTGATATTGATATAGACTTCGGAGATAGAGAGAAAATTTTATCTGTCATTGATCATGTGCCAGCGGCTATGCGTAAGGTAAATCCCATGCGTAAACATGCCACTGGCATTTATGTAACTGAAATTCCATATGATCCTGTGAATAATATGGCTTCTATTGACTATGCGGAAGCTGAAAACAGAGGTTACTTAAAATTAGATTTACTCAATGTTCATGTTTACAACAATATAAAAGATGAAAAACATTTGATAGAATTAATGCGTGAACCCAATTGGGATAATTTAAAAAACAAAGATTTTGTTGAAAAATTAATTCATTTAGGCAATCAATTCAATACATTGCGTGTTATGCCTGAACCTGTAAACAGTATTCCTAGACTAGCTATGTTTCTAGCTATTATTCGTCCAGGTAAAAAACATTTAATAGGAAAAACTTGGAGAGATATTGCTGATACAGTATGGGACAAAGATGGTGCAGGTTATACTTTTAAAAAGTCACATGCTATAGCCTATGCACATTTAGTTGTTGTGCATATGAATTTGTTGGAAGAAACTACGGTAATCGTTTAACAAGTGTAATGCTACGTCTTTTGGACCTGCGCTTATGAAGTTCATTCATACTTGTAATTGGTCCATGTAGTATTACTAAGCTTTTATTAATAAAAGTTCTTAAATATGGTTTAAAGGGGGCCCAATCTTCCTTAAGGAAGAGATTTATTGGAATTAGCCTGTTACTTTCCCACCACCATATATCCCCTAATTCTAAAAATTTAGCCTTAGCCTCAGCTTCTATAATAGAACCATAATCATATATAGTTGTAACATTGTCATCACGATTTTGAATTATACCTACATAATCCTGATTGGCGTAGGAACAAACTGTTATAAACGGATGATTTTCGCTAAGTTTTCTGAAAAACTCATTTTGTACCATTGTTATTTTTATTCAAATATTCAGTTATTTAATCTGGGTTACCAGAAGTTAATAATTTAATATTTAAGGCACTAAATACTGTAAAGGAATACATTTGTGTACTCAACCGCAGTTTTCATTTATACTCAAAGACAAATCGTTGTACTTTTATCCGGTAACTCAGCGAGGAGATATATGCCAGTTTATGCCAAACCATTAACACTACACAAGGGTGTAGATAACCAGATTCAATTTCAGTTTTTAAACCAAGAACAAAAGCCCGTTGATATTACAGGAAAATCTATTACCTGTAGAATTATTAGCTATGACGGTTCTGAGGTTTTGTTACGTAAAGCTTTAACACCTACTTTAGCATTAAATGGACTCTCGGTTCTAACACTTAATGCAGCAGAAATTGAAGATATTCCTGCACAAGCAGCACACTATTCACTAGAAATTCCTGTAGGATCATTTGATTTTCCTGTATTTGTAGACCAAAACGCAGGTGCCCGTGGGGATATGAACATTGTTAATTCCGTACTTCCAGCATTTATACCTTCATCTAATATAACTATTCCCACTGGGCAACCCTTTCCTAATTTAGATCCTAACAATGATCAGGCTAACACTCTACCAAATGCAAATATTTACTATAGTAGTGTAATTAACACTGAAGATAACCCTATTTTAACATTACAAACTTCCTTCTTTGAATACAATGGATATGTAAATATTGAAGGCTCAACCATAGTTGATGGAGATTGGTATAACATTTTTACCAGTGAAGAATACGCCAATAACAGCAATACACAGGGATATACAGTAATTGGTTATCATCCATATGTAAGAATGGTTTTCACAAGCAACACTGGCGCAATCACCAATATCCTTGCAAGATAAAATACCAACGTTGTTGCAATATCATAGATACTATGCTAGAATAGTAGTATGTTTGATATCCTTTCTGTAATTCCGGGTAAGAAAAAACTCACACAAAGTGGCTGGCACAGTTTTAATGCTGTGTGTTGCCATCATCGTGGGCATAAACCCGACAAGCGTAGTCGAGGTGGAATCAGAATGGATGGTGACAATTGGAGTGTGCATTGTTTCAATTGTGGATTCAAATGTGGATTCATGCTCGGTAAAAGCATAACTAAAAATACAAAGCAGTTACTTAGTTGGTGTGGCATAGACGAACAGCAAATACAACGCTGGAGTCTCGAAAGTTTACAACACAAAGACTTGTTATCTTATGTGCAGGTTAAAAAACAAAAGAAAAAAATAAAGTTCAAAGACCATGAATTGCCAATGGGCGAATTCATTGATATTAACAATCCATTACACAAAGTATATGTTGATTATGTGCAATCGAGGGGAATAAATGTTAATGACTACCCGTTCATGATAACACCAAACGAAGCTGGTCGTCAAGGTAACAGAATTATTATCCCCTATACATATCAAAATAAAATAGTAGGTCACACAAGTCGTTTCTTAGACAATAAAACACCTAAATACATTAATGAGCAACAGCAAGGATATGTGTTCGGTATTGATTTTCAAAAACCTGAATACGAAGTTTGTATATTGGTAGAAGGTATTTTTGATGCACTAAGCATCAATGGTTGTGCATTGACACATAACACAATTAATGATGATCAAGTGGAACTATTAAGCCAACTTAATAGAAAAATTATCTTTGTGCCAGATCGTGATAAAACGGGGCTTGCTACTTGCGACAGAGCCCTTGAATTAGGATATAGTGTCAGCATACCCAACTGGGAATCAAATGTAAAAGACGTAAATGATGCTGTTGTAAAATATGGTAAATTAGCAACATTATTAAG